ATGAACGATAAAGAATTTTATAAAAAATATCCTCGTGATGATTTTGAATTAAAACATCTTAGTTATAAAGAGAAAGGATTCAAAGGTGAAACTGAATACAATGAATATCAATTAAAAGACAAGACCACTGGTGAAGTTGTCGGGATAGTGACAAGAAAAGAAGAGACTGTGAAGTACGGTGATCAGGATGACAGAGTAACATGGTCATTCTAAATAATAAAGCTCCCCAAGAATTAGCGGAGCTTATTGGTAGTTTAATTATTAGCTAATTTTTTTGTAGTGGCAGATGGTTTACCAATAACCATTTGCATACCGTCCTTGGTTTTTTTCATTGATTTCATAAGTGATCTGGCTGCTACAGGTAGCTGACTATATTTTTTAACTAAATAACCACCTTTAACTTTTTCTATCACACCATCTTTTTCAAGCTGTTCAAAATCAATTGCAGACACTTCTTTAGCTTTCTCAATTAGAGTTTTTAGCATTTCGTCGCGTGAAGGCATACCATCATTCATCTCAAAATCTCCGATTAGCTATCACCAACTAATAGTATAAGTATTTTCCACACTTAACTCAACGGTATAGTAGCAGTAGTACTCCAAACGCAGCCGTACAATACCCTACAGCCTAACAGTTATGATTACAATAAAATAGGAAGAAATATGGCTGTGGACATCAAATCCAAGGAAACTACTTCAATACCAGCTTGGCTTGACAATGTTCATCTTACCAAAGGGAAGGAAATTATTGTTAAATTTTTCGATATTAATGACCATTTAAATCAGACGGCAATTTTAAAACATAAAAACAACCTAATTAACCAGTATATTCTAAGTCATTAAAAACTGACCCTTTCTTTGAGGAAAACAAATACAACTGGCTGGTTAGCTTATCAATTTTATAAGATATCCTCAAAGATACCGATAAATTATTTTCATTCTTAAAGTCTTCGAAAACTAATCGTTTAGTTTCATCAGGCGAAACGTCGTCATGTTCAAAATTTAAAAAATAAGAAAAATGACTCATAAACATTTTAACATTAAAATAAACTTCGGAAATATCATGCTCGATATTATGTATAGATACATCGAGATCTCTTTTATAATCATAGCCTAAAGATTGGATTTGAGTATGACATTGATAAAATACAAAGGCAGCGTCTTTAAGCTTTTGAGAATTAAGATTTAGATGCTCTCTGAAATCCTTCAAAGATTTAACAAGAGCTTCGGTTGGCTCATTTTTATCTATGAAGGCTCTATAAATTGTTTCAAAGCTATCTATAACATTACAAGCATCAAGCAAGCAATCGGAAACTGTATTAGCATGATTAACTTTGAGATCGAGTGCAAGAGCAAGCACTTTATCTTTAACAGAATGGCGTTTCCAATCTTTGGCAATAAGATAACCACCCAACGCTGCTCCAGCCATTGCCAGGTTACAGAAAGCAGAGATCCAGTCAGTTAGGTTACTTTTCTCAATTTCACCTTTGTAGAGAGAAAAGACGAATGAAGAGAATATAGATAAAAGAAGTATACCACCAAAAATCTTATATATTATTTTCATGATTTATATCTCATTAGAGCAGTCCCCTTTAATGATAAATGAAACTTTAAGAACCATCAACATAAATCACCAACCAAAGCATTAACTACCAGACAATAAAAGTACAATGATTCGAATGATATCCCCTAAAGGTAGTTGGAAAACAACGATTCCAAAGTAATCGAGTAAAGGTACAATAACATAGCTATATGCTAAAATTGCAACACATACATAGCCTAATGCATTACGCCAACTGTAACCCTGTTTAATCTCTTCTCTGTTAGTTTCATTCACATCACTCGCAACTTGTTTAGTACCTTCACTTTTCTTCTGAAAGAAGCCTACCCCTGCCTTAATCAATTCTAAAATTATACTAATCATTCAATAATCCCCACACAATACACCCAGAAGTACTTTCCTTTGACGAACAATTTTGTACTGTCTATTAGGTAAACGTCCGTTTTATCAGTCCTCAATTTCCATTCGAGCACGTCATTTTTAAACCCCTGTGGTTTCTCAAAAACCACGTTCATATATGTGAGGCATTGCACCTCAGATTTTTTAAGGAGCTTTTTAAACTTTGGCCCTAAAAAACAAATATCAGTTGGCATACCATTAGCATAAACCGGGATGCCATCCAGTGAAATATATGGCGTGAGTTCACCATAATGTTTTTCATAAAAATCCATTTATTGTCTCCGTAATGTGAATGTACCTCGGATGTCATTCAATATGAGCATTGCACCGCGTTCTGCATTTGCGTAAAAATCGTATATCAGTTGTCGCCGTTTACTCTCTCGAACACCAATCACTCTTTTCTTTTTTTTCTTCTGATTAGTATCAATTAATCGTTTCTTACCATTTTGAATAACCACTTTATATCTACCATTAGTAAGATTCGCCTTCAGCCCTGAAATGTTGCCCTGCCGCGTTAAACGTGCATTACTTGTTGGGATGTACTTCTCATGTGCTGATGGATGTACTAATACATCGTAAAGGTACTTCGCCTGTAGATCTTTAATGATGATGTTTGCAGTTACACCCGTACCAGTTTTTCTATATGTGAAAAGTACTGCACGATTAGTAAATGGTACTGGCCCTTTATCAACTGACTGGGATATCTCCCTCTGTAATTGGATTGATAATGCTCGTGCTCTGTTAATTAGTTCTTTTTGGAAGTTCTGACCCAATTGTCTTCCCTGAGTGTTTAGATATGCCGTGGCATTACCAATACCTGTTATGTTTCCATTAATCATTTATATTTACCTCACAGATAAGAACGCACTTCTTGCATGATGTTGAAGATTTTCGCTCTCTCATTAAGTGATGGTAATTTACATTTATGAATGACTGCATAGTTCAGACAATTTGGTTGTAATCCTTCACATACAATGAGGGATAGTTCTGCGAGTAGCGTTTCGTTCATCGTTGGGAATGCCCATAGCACCACCCTCTCGTACTCAGCCCCTTCATCAATTAGCTTATTAACAGTAGTGCTACTACTTGAGTAATCCCGCCAACCGTTTTCAATGGAGTTAGGTTTGATCTTCTTAAAGTTCTTAACTCGTTTATAAATCTGCTTACTGCCATAGTACACCTGCCCCGTTTCGGGAAAACGAAACATGTAGATGAAACCAGCATAACTGCCATCAGTCAAATCTTCCTCTGTCCAGTCTCCTGTATATTTCCATGCATTCATACATAAATACCTTTATTAATAATTTATAAGGTATTTAGTAAATGGATTTAAAAAACAGATTAAAGGAATATGAAGGTACTAAAGAGTACCAGGCGAAACTGGGTTATTTTAGGAATGGTAAGTTCTGGCCTTACAGTGATTCGTTAGGATTTAGTACAATTGGGTACGGTCATTTGATTAGCAAGACGGAAAGTTTTAAGCAGGGATTGACTGAGTTAGAGGCGGATCAACTACTATCCCGAGATCTTGCACATGCAGTAATACAGGTTCAATCACTGGGGTTAAATGTTCCAGATGACTGGAATGATTTTTTAATCATTATGGTATTTCAGTTGGGATTAGGTAGCGTTCAGAAATTTAGAAAGATGATTGCAGCTTTGAAAGTACATAACTATAAAGAAGCAGTTAAGCAGGCTAAAGACTCATTGTGGTACAGACAAACACCAAACCGTGTAAACGATATGATTGCACAACTGAGAAATAAATAACAAAGGGGCATTACGCCCCTTTTGTATTTTCGAGAATGGTTAAAATTTTTTCAACCTTCAAATTCATCTGGTTAATTTGACTTTCCAGACTTTTAAGCATTTTCTTCATTTCGTCTTGTTCTGCTTCTAAACGCTCAATAGTACTTTCTGCAAGTACAATTTTTGTTTCAATAGTGCCAACTCTTTTAAGTAAATCTTCTGTATCTGAAGTTTTATCTCTATATACAGTCCATACAAAAGCCAGCCCCGCAACAACACATGCTGCAATTGTCCATAGATCCATTAAGTACCTCATTATTATTTTTATTATTATTGTATTTAGTACCCGGTGAAGTATGCGAGTGCGATACGTAATCCACCGTTACCCATCGCAGTACGATATGGTTTCTGATACCTGTTAATGTACTGCAACTGAAATTGGGTACTACTGAGACGGCGAACCAGCAGACCAGAGTACCCACCCTGAGTACCATCGGATGAGATGTTGCCAGGACACTGACTGATGCATATCCACGGATCGGCAAATGCAGTATTCAGAGTCAATGTTGTAGCAAGATCGTGTGATGACGGTACGGTAAAAAAATCCATGATCCGTGGCATCGTCCCGGCACTGGCAGCACTCCATGTTAGCTGGCCTGCTGCATTGAACACATCGAGATAACCGCTCTGGATTCCTGCCGTATTGCTACTTAGCATGAACCGCCCAGTATTGGCCTGATAGAGTGATGCACCCGGAAAACAGTAGCTACCATTCACCTGTGGTTGATACCATCGCAGCCCGTCAGCGGGGAAGAAGTCCGATGCGAGGAAGCCCAGATTACCACCATCCCCAAAATCACTACTGAACCGATAGAAACCAGTATCTGACAAGCCCCCCATCGCTTTAACGGTACTCATCACAATAGATTTGTTATCTGAATCAATAGTGAGTGCACCGTTTGAATTGTAAACCTCGAAACCTGACATGGTTCCCCCTACACCTCAAATTTATAAACATCGAATGTTAGTGTTGCCGTGTACGGTGATGAGACTGGTAGGTACTGCACTGTGAATGCATTGTTGCCCGGTATGCAGTAGTAATCGTTCCAGTACAGACTGGTACGCAACACTGCTAACCATCCATTAGGACGCATACCCTGTACTGGTACAGACCAGGCGTTAGCACCTGGCCCCACATTCAGGTACACCGTACCGATAAAACGCATGTTGTAATCGCCAACATCTACAACCAGCCTCCCGTACTGATCCCAGCATTGTAATCCCTGCATAACTCACCATAACCCCATACGTACACGTAATATGCCATTATTATCAAAAATCTGAATAACATTATTATTAATTACTAATCTACCAGTACCGCCATTACCATTAATATAGAAAGTACCATCCTTATTAATCTGCCAACCAGAATAGTTTGGATAGTAGTTATTACTCTGAATCGAGTTGGCAATCTTCGCATTGGTAATTGCACCATCCTGAATTTTCGCATTAGTAATATGTCCATCAACAATCTTTGATACCGTAATGGAAGCATCACTGATTTTTGCAGTACCAATACTGGCATCGGCAATGATTGCATTATTCAGATATGTCATACCGTTATAAACAGCGAATGGTGCTACTGCATTAGTAGTAACGCCATAAGTGGGCGAAATGATAAACTTATCAGCAGCAAAATAAATCGCACTGGTATTAGTAGCTCCCGTACTGGCAAGAAGTTTGAAACCAGCAACTACCCCATTTGCGTTTACGCTCATCGTGTAGGAACTATTGACCGTTGCGGCATCTGCCTTAGTACTTAATTGTGTATTAACACTACCAATCTGGTTGTTGAAAGTACTTTGCAACTGAGATAGCGATTGTGTCTGTGCACTATTATTATTTACTACTGTCTGCGATAGATTTGCAATTTTAGAGTTATTATCCCCTACTCCCGATTCAACGATACCGATACGTTGACTCATTGCACTATTGTTATCAGTAATTTGAGTCTGAAGTAGTGTCTGACTGGCAGAAATTTTACTATCAAACTCCTGTTTCGTCTGAGTTACTACCGTATTAGTATTCGCATATGCAGCCGCAATTGCATCATCAAGCGTATCAGACAGGCGTGTATTGAGATTGAGAATATCATTAATGTTCTCAACATCCTGTTCTGAGAAATGATAATCACCACTCACCGTGATAGTACTCTCTGGTGTATAGTTCAGATTATCGATGCCGAATATATCGTAATGGGCGATCTTAACGCTATATGTACCTGGCACTAAATTAAATGAGGTAAATTGTGGTGAAGCCGTATTCATATTCATTACAGTACTGTTCACTGTATTCTGAATACTGATATAAGTACCGACATAATCACGTTCTAACTTCGTATCATCCCAATCGACAAACAGAGATTTGTAACCGGGAGCAATTTTATAACTACCTGATGGTGCTTTGTGCTGTTTGTTCTCAACGGTGATCTTCACCTCTTCAGAGTACGTACCGCTCGTGAAGCCATGTGCAATAACCCCAATGGTAGATCTACGAATCTTCGCGGCGTTCTTCTCGAACGTGAAATCAAAGCTGGGTTGTTGTGTATAGTACGTATAGGCGAGAGTAGTACCGTTATAGATACGAACCTCATAATGTTTGAAGTACTCAGAGAACGTACGCCCGTTCACCTTCAGGTTAGTCTGGTTGTTCCATGCAATGTTGAAATCACCACTATCAGTCTCATACTGGCTGACGGTACTGTTGACCAGATGCAGACCAGTAACAGCAGGTAGTGCAAAGTTGTATGCAGGGATGATACCCAACAGGGTTAGCTTCTCACTGAGTAGCCCAATGTTGTTATAGGCACATACCGCATAGTCATACTTCTCATCCGTACTCAATCCGTATAGCTCAAAGTCCGTTTGATACTTCGAGGTACTACCCGCATACGTCCAGTTTGAAGCAGTACTGAGACGGTAGTAGACATAGTAGCCGCGAAGGTATGGATCGGTACTGCCCTTCCAGCTCGTCTCCACTACAGAGCCGCTCGTGATGTTCCCCATACGATTAACTTTGAGATCCGTTGGAGATGCTACAGTCAATGCCGGGAAATTGATTGCTCCACCGGGAGACCAGATACCTGGATCAACACCATCAAAAATCGAATCTGGGTACTCAACGGCACTAATGGTTACATAACCGATACTTTCTTGATTTGTTGAGATATCTTTAGACAGTATTTTAAACTTCCCATTGATTGTTAATTCATCATTTTTAACATCAATCGAATCCCATACTTTCAAGTCCCAGCCTTCACTGGTAGTGAAGCTGATAGTACGTAAGGCATATTTAGCTTTGAGTACTTCAGTATTCACCATGCGTGCTAATGTATCTTGATCATATACCCAAGTGTAATCACGGCTAAGGGTAATTACCTGCCCATCTGTTTTTACTGCTTCATCAATACTGATATCAGAGGGAATGCGTAATACGTCAGTCTGGTATCGTGAGCCGGGAGAGGCGTTAGTATATTTTGCGTCAATGGTATTGAAATAATCACTACTACCTGAAGTAGTGATTGATATCTTGCCAAACATATTGTGCTCATCGAATGATGAAACTGATAATGTTTTACGATCAGTTGCCATGCAGATTTGACCAGCATGGATATACATAATGCCACCAAAAGATTGAAGTATATTTTCAATATTCTGCTTATATGAACTCTGATAACTTATTGCACCATTGGCATAATATTCCATCTGGCTACAGTAAGCTGCCGCTTCTTTGAATGTATTGAGATTAATCAGATTAGGATCGATACCCATACCATATACATTATCTGTCAGATAATCATATATAATTGAAGGTGGATTCGAAGTAGCGAATTTCGTACCATCAACGAGTGAAAATATTTCCTGACCTTTCAACTCCACCTGCATAGTGAACTGATCATTAACTAAAAGGTTTTGCTCTAAACTATCTTGATCTTTTTTAATGACTGCCGAAATGCTAACAATGCCTTTACCTAAAAATTTATCTGTCCACTTAGGCCCGGCATATTGTTTAGCTAACGATTTCGTACTTATATAGTCACCACCAAACGTAACTTCTAATGACAGATAGGGACGGTACTTAGCAGCAATACTATTAACATCAGCAATACCATCCTGAGTAATGGGAGCGGCAAGTACCGGTTCACCATCAATATAGATTTGTTCAACATGCTTTTGTACGCCCGTATGACATATTGCCTGTTCACTGAATAGATACTGTGAATCACCATTGAGTACGTTATACCAACTACAAATTGAACCAGTTAAAATAAAGCTACCACCTGATACTCCATTGCGGTGTGGTAGTTCCCCGCCATATAGTACTGGCAATCCAGTTGTACCCGATGTACTGCGACTGAGGGTATCGGTTACATCACCATATCCCTGGACTGAACCAGGTAACAGACTCGTCAATAATGTTGTTGAAATTAATGATACACCTGCTGCTGCCGCACCCCAACCAATTGCGGCGAGGGCCGTGCCCCCAGTAAAATAAATGGCCGCAGCAACTATAACTCCTGATAGGACGGCACTAATTATCCCTAATCCACCACCTTTTCCCATTTAACTCTCCGTGTTCTGTAAAATGCCCCATCCGTGGGCTTATTAATTAATTCAAATCCATCGTGTGACTCATTCACACCTAACAGACGGCCAGAAACATAGACACCCATAATTAGTGGATTATCATTATCGAGCCAGATATCACCATCAATGGCAATTGATACTTTATCACAATGTTGTTTAATAATATCTTGCGTACTATCAAAACCTAATTTGCTAAGTTGCCGCATACCGCCCTTAAGCGTTTTGTACTTTGCAATGCTTGCCCAGTTAGTACCAGCAAATAAATCAACGATACGTAAAGCAACAATATTGCAATCGTTCTTACCATATTGATAATCACCATTGAGTGCGTGTTCGACTATTTTCATAATCTCATTATGTATATTCATCATTTATCCTTATATCGCCAGATTTGATCTGAGTTAACCTGCCCCAGTAAACTGAAGTATTCATCGGTTGGATAATATGATTGATAGACACTATTTGCTGCAATTGTGGGAGGTTGTCTATCCAATTTTTTGTATACGCTATTAACGTGTACCGTCATCTCATTAGTTTTATAATTTGGATCTGCAACTGCCTGTACATAGTCAATAAAGCCCGAGAATAAAAGCATTGAGTACAACATTCTACTGTCATAGGGATTAAGAATCACTAACCTAATATTAACCTGTGCATCTTTGAGAAAGCCCCCTAATGCAAGCTGTCGTACGGATGACGTTACGTTAGAAACCTTGAAATTAATTGCATCATTACTAATACCCTTCTCCTCAGTAAATGATGGTAAAGAATCCTGAATTATATCGGGAAAACTAATATAGTTGTTACCTTCAATCTCAATATTCGTTAATCCATCCGTCCAGTAGAATGCATTACTCCCCTTTGGTAGTACATCAAAACACCTTACATGCACGCCCAATGACATAACTTCCATTACGGAAAGGCGAGTTTTATTACCACCGCGAACAAGGTTCCAATACTTTAATAGCTGGGGGTTAGTTAAAATATATTCATCCATTAGATAATATTCTCCGTTCCCTTAAACTGCATAGTGACAATGCTTTCAACGGGTAGGGTATAATCGTTATCATTATCCAGTACCGCTTCAATGATTAGATTGTCATAGATAATAACCTCACCCGCCTGTACAATATTTTGTAGTGCTGGGAATACAGTCAGGGATGTATCAGTACAGTCAATAACCCGATATATTTTATTATGATTACCAAATTGAATTAACTCACCAACTGCAATTGCATTACTGTTAGTATTAATGACGATGGAACCTTTTGGTACTTGTGTTTGACTCGTTAAACTACCCTGCTGCATACCCACATAATTACTCAAATGACCTAAACTCATTGTGAATGGTTTACCCTGTGAATACTGAGCAATAAAATTGAGTGCTTCACCTCGATCCTTAATATTGAAACTCAAATTGAATTGAATCTTATAGTATTGAATGCCAGTGCTACGTGTGATCTTTTGTCCTGTCCAAGATTGGTTTGAGTACATCGGCTCGGTACTTTTAATCTGGAAATTTGTAACCTTAATTTTATTTGTGAATGTTGCCATATAAAATCCTCATAGTTTTTATATGGTATTTATAAGAAAGGGACAACCGCCCCTTTCTTATGAATTTCTTTTCTGACTATTACGTACTGCCTGTACTACTGAGTTTTGATGCTTTTTCAACATCTCACTGAATTTAGCATCATCATCCATATTCCCATTAACTATTAACGGTGCATTTACAGTAATGTCGCCACCGCTTGAACCTTTCTTTTCTTGTGCATCTAAAAACTTCGATAATTTTGCATTTGCAGGAGCCTGCACTACCCGCTCCCCTTTTTGAAGCACGAAAGATTTGTTATCAAGGTGCGATGGTAACTCATCTATACCACCGTGGAACTGACCTGAAGCAGCTCCCTTTGCAGTACTGATGATGGACATTCCAAGTGATGCCACTTGAGCGTATGCGGCCAAACTTGCAGGGAATGGAGTAGCCAGTGCCTGGGCCAATGCAGACTGAATAGAGAGAATTGTCTGACTGATAGTAATACCTCTGGATACTGCCGCTGCGGCCTTAGCTGCCCCACTGCTTTCACCAAATGCTGCAACCATGCCATTCGCTAATGACTCTGCTGTAGTACCGAATATGCTTAACTGTGCCTGTGCATTCTGGTTACTGATCGTGATTGCCTGAGCATTGTATTTTGCAGTAATTTCAGATTTGCGTTTCTCGTAGTCCTCATGACCCTTCAGTAGCAAATCATTCTGCTGTAGCTCCAGGTTCATAGCTTCCCGGTTCTGCTGTAACTGCTGCTCCTTGTTGTCATAGGCAAAAGGGTTATCACCATTGATACGCTGGTTCTGTTGATCTGCCAGGTATCCAGTCTGATTCTGGTTCAGGCCACCACTTGAAATCAGAGTATTGGTATCCTTTAGCCCTTGGTTTAGATCGGTATACCCAATCATCGAGTTTAGGAGATTGGTACGCTGGAACTGTGCAGACTGGTTAGCACTATCGAGGTACTTAGCTAACTGATCAGCAGGGAGACCGAGAGTCTTTGCACTATCCTGAATGGTTTTGATTAGAGCTACCTGTTGTCTCTCGAAAGACTTCAGGCGGAGATCACCGGCGTTTTCTCCAATCTGGCTAATTGCAGCCTCCAGATTACGTTGAGCCTGAACGCGTTTAGCATCCGCTGCTTTCTGGGCCGCAAGACGCTTGTTACGTTCTTGTTCTGCTTTCTTTGCAGCATCAGCAGCATCTTTTTGTTTATCTCTCCAACCGTCACGAGGGGGGGTTACTACTGCCATATCATTCTGGAAGGTATTGATTAGAGAGTTAAGATTGTCCCGCTGCTGTGCAAATTCATTACTTTTACCATTGTCCATACTGCCCGTATGTAGTGCTGCACCTTGATAGTTCAATGCACCTGCAATACGTAACTGTTGCCAGATATCAAACATATCCTGAAGCGAACCAGTAGATTTTTTAATCCGTTCATTCAGATCTTCAAATAAGCCCGCTTCATGAGGTTTTTGATTTGAAGCTTCATATACTGAGTTCATTGCTTTCACAAGCGGGTTTAGGCCATCTGCGATAGTACCTTTAATGCTGCCCGTTAAACGAGTTAGATTTTTATCAAATTCAGCGTAATTGGCAGCAGCTTCATTACTAACTGCTGCGTTCTGACTTTGGATAAAATTCATCGCTTCTGTTTCGTTATTAAATTTCTGTAATGTACTGATAATATGTGAACTATCCGAAGCCAAACCTTCCATTGCAAAAACGATCTGACCTTGTGATGTACCTGCCTTTTTCAAATCATAATAGGTAGCTATTAGTGCTTTCAAACCACCATCAGTTTGATTTAGGAATTTGTTATATCGATTCTGTTCGATGCCCAGAGCCTTGAGATCATCAATGATTCCTCCACCATTAGAGAAACTATCTGAGAGTTTTTCGAGTGAATCTTTATTAAAATCGCCAAATTTGTCTAAGCCAAGATTCAATCCTGCAAAAGCACTATTAAGCTGCTGAAGCTGTACTACCGATAATCCAGTACTACGACTGACCTCATTCATCTCACTGACATATTCACGCGAACTATTTACGAGCATTGCAAGCCCGCCAGCTCCTACCGCTGCCGCTCCCGCCAGCCCCGTAAATGATGTTGCCAGACCACCAACCATACCGGAAAGGCGTGATGTCATATCTCCAATAGCACCGCCAGCATCATTACCAAACTGATTTAATGAGTTTTGCCCTGCCTGTAATGCACGTTGTAATCCAGTAACATCACCATTTATTTGAAACTGGATTTGATTATTGTTTGCCATTTTTCTTTTTCCCTTCAATCCGTTTTTTGATTTGCTCTCCCATCGCCTTTATATTTCTCGTTTGAGCTTCCTTAGCTTCCCGATCCCGCTTTTCGGCCTTTTCTTTCGTTGTTAGATTGCCTTCACTAAGGATATCGAGGAAATCAAAATCTTTAACCTTAATACTCTTACGTGCTTCATTAGTTAGATTTGGATTATTAAAAGTTGTGTTATAACAACTGTGAGCATGAAAGAGCATGTCTAAATGCGACCCCGAAGGTTCAATATATGTGTCATATACCATTAGCATTTCAAATAAATCAGGATCTAACTCATTAAATTCAAGGGGAGTTAAACCCCGTTTATTAATCATTTTTAGATAATAACGCAAGCGGAGATCGGTTTTTACTTTTTTTCAATTTCATCGACTTTATCAGCGGTTACGAGATTAACAATCGCACCATAAATTTCACTCTGATATTTGTAATCTATACTGTTTACGTTGATTCGCCCCTCAATATCTTCATCTGCGAAGATAGAATCACCGTTTTCATCTTTAACGCAAAGTACTAAAGTTTTCGTAACGGTATCGCAATTTGCAAAGTCACGGCCAGATGGACGATGAATAAAGATCTTAAAATTTTGAATGGTAAATTCATGTAATTGTGGTTGTAGCTTTTGTTTTAATTCATTTAGATTCATTCTGTTTCTCCAATAAAAAAGGGAAGATAATATTTCTTCCCTGTATTTATATTTTATTGGATTAGACCGCTATCAATCTCACCAAGATCAGTTACGATTTTGAATGTTTTTGTTACCACCTGATCTTTATCACCCTCTGTTACTGCTCCACCCACGTAACATTGATACACCTCGAAAAAGCCTTCTGTACGAGTTTCATCAGTAAAGATTTCAACCTTGATTTGACAACGCTTCTGATCTTTTGCGAGTTGTTCGAGTTTCTGGTGTACTACGTTATCTGGGATGAAGTTCACCTTTAGATCACGATCTTCAATGGATTTAGTACCCAATAGTTTGCGATTGTATGCAGAATTAAAACTGACAACATCTATTGTTGCACTCGAAAAACCTAAACTCATGAATGCAGCAACTTCAGGTACTTCCTGAAAATCAGTTGCAACGGTAGTGCCTGCTGATCCTACTGATACACTAAAATGTGCACCCGAGAAAATGTCCATAGCCATATTAATATCCTTATTAATAAGTTTTTATTTATTGTGATGGGGTAAAATCCATTTACCCCGACTGTATTTATTTATTTGCCAGTAGTGACTGTACTAAAGCTTTTAGTTCATCAATCTGTTTCTGTTGTTCCAGTACTAAACCACCGAGGTAGTTTGTAGCAAGAAGGTTATCAAGCATAATTGGATTGCTGTCTAACGTAAGTTGTTCAATAGTATCTTCCCCTTCAATTTCTTCATTGAATTTGAGAAGTTTCACGTACTCTGGATCAATTGCTTGCATATCCTGTGCAATTACGCCACGGCGAACACGACGCTTTTCATCTGCTTTATATACATATGTGGCAGGTTTAATCTGCATAATATTGTTAAAAGCTACTTTACCATCAGTGTAATCAACATCATCCTTTAATTTAATGTCACAATTTGGATTTTTCTGGTAAATGTAACTTTGCCCGTCAAAACCGCCGACAGCTGATGACCAACTACTAATATCAGCATTCACAGGGTTAAAAACAAAAGCACGACCATATCTATTATCTCCATAACAATACATAGCAACACTCGGCCATGCATTATTACCCCCACTGATAGCACCTATTGAGGTGGATAATCCGTATCCACCAGTTGAAGACGTGCCAAAAGTTAGTGCTGCGGCAAAACCTGAATCGTTATTAGTGGTGGTTCTGACAAAATATGGACTAACTCCACTGTCACCAGGGGCATTCCACGATCCCATCTGCCCGGATGCGTCATGTTTTTCTGCATGAGATACTCCGCTTGGATACCACATAAAACTTGCTGCCTGACCTAATTCAGGTGAAACAACGTTCATTTGAATAGTATTCATTGCTGCCGTAGCAGATCGAACAAGCCCCAACTGCCAGTAATCTCTGTACCAGTTGCCAGAAATATTATTTACATAACCTCCAGTAACCCCATCATTAGGAGAATTTTGGAGAATAATTGTTTTATTACCACCAACCTGTGTTAATACCCCTATCGCATTACTCTGCGAGGCGTAAATGTTCCCACTGATTGCCCCTCCAGATTTACCATCAATTGTTGATAAACGGAGATCATTACCTGCTGCTACGGTCCCAGCTACTGTACCAACGTTTAGTACTGCACTGTTACCCAGACCCATATCACTACGTCTGTCTGCTGATGTACCATATGTACGAACCCAGGGACTCCATACATTACTGGATGTAGCAGAACTATAATAGCAACGACGCATGTATACATCATCACGTTCAAATGGGTAATACAGTTGGGTACATGAATTAGGTGTAATTGCATTATTTTGATAAACAATTAATACGCCTGCAACCTGAACTGGATAGTTATTGGAAGGAGTGGCACTGGAGTTAAAATTACAGTAATATTTGCCTTCTTTAGTACCATCAAATGAATTTAAATTATTTCCTGCCTGTAGTGCATTTACATTACTGCTGAATGCTCCGACGTCTTTTGCAGTTGGGTTGAACCCGGTATGATATATCTGACGATCAATCGAATTACCAACACTATCAACTGCCTGACGGAATAATAATTGAGAGCTGCCATTGATACCGAAAAACTCATCGGCCTTGATTGATTTATCATTGTTATGACGCCATATCATTGCATGGGATGATTCGCTTGATAGTGATGCCCACATTCCGGCATTTACAGCCGTACGTAACCCCTGAGCTACTGGCACAACTAACTGCCCGGTCATGGTATCGCCAGTACCATCTACGTAGCGTACATCACTCTCATACCTGCTATACACGTCAAGTGCACTTCTGGCTCCCGCTGCGGTAGTGGCCCCCGTACCGCCAGATTCCATACCCAGTGCATTACTCAGTACCAGATTGTTGATCACGGATTTTTTACTACCGGCATCATATGAGAAGACGTTAGCCCCGCCGGTATTGGTTTCCTGAATACGGAATGATTGCAGATCATTAACGATGACGTATGGAGTACTACCAGCGTCCGTGTCCTGGAACTTGATAGTAGGGTTTGCTGAAACCAGTGTGAGAGGGTTGTTAGCACTACTGTTGAACGTTGCATTACCCCCAGTGATAGTTACCTGATTTGCGTTCTGTGTAGCCATTGTGCCCAGTCCCAGGTTATTACGAGCTGCGGGTACGTCCGGTACATCACTCAGATTACTGGCCTGAACGAGCTGCTTTGCGTTATGTACTTCAGGGAGACCTACATCGCCTTTACTCAGTACTACATCGCCCTTACCCAGCACATACCCATTTACGGTACGCTCTACTGGTACAGCACCCACATCATCTGGCGTCAGTACTATATCGGTACTGAGAGGCTTACGGTTCACTGTTCTGGTAAGGGGTACGTACCGTGCATCCATCTGTGTAGCCGTATAGATACGAGTCCATGCAGTACTCTGATTTTTTGCAAAGATACTTAGCGTTCCTGATTTAGTCATGACTAACGCTGTAGTACTGGTGCTATCAACATTACCAATACCCAGAAGATCACTACTGGCAGGATTACCCGGCATACTTGATGGAATTTTAATGAACCCATTGCCGGTTACTGTATCGGTCTCATACTGGGGTACATCAAGTCCGTTACTACCTACCCCATAGTCACCCTGCATCAGAGGTAGTAGTGAGTTTGTCGTAACTGGCCTGCTCACTACCTCAGTGGTCTGGAAGGTGTAGGTTTTGGTAACTACTGCATCCTGATTGCCACTACGTGCCGCACCACTAATCGAACCATTCAGGATCGCACTGTCCAATGTGCCTTCACTCTGGCGGTAGTTAATGATGAGCTGGAACTCCTCCTGATCATTCGCCCTTTCATCGAGGAACTGCTGTGATTCATCACCCGTGTAATTTACAACAATACTGATTGGTGCTGTGTCCTGTTCTGCGAGTAGTTTTGTTTCATAATCACTATCATAAGTTTCGAATGTTTTTGTTTGTGATTCTATTTGTAATATTGGGAATGCTGCAATCTCATTAATTTCAGTATTATTGACAGATTGAGGAGTTCTGTTACCTGTATCTGTATTGTAAAAAATTCTGAGGCCGTTCCCTGAAAAAATATCTGCCATAAATTATCCTTATCGTTTTTCGGTTACGATAATATTTATGGTAAACGCGAGTGAAACAGTCCCCGTTACTGGATCAGTGATGATATCGCCCTGTTCATAGGAACATGAGAACATAATCAGCCCCGCTTCCTTGAATACATTCGGTCTTGCACTATCGAAGGCTTTAATGATTTGGTCATAAGTTATACTGGGGGCAGTATTAGTACTTTCAGGTTTTGGGCTCACGAGATATTGGATAGTAAAATTACCCATCTGGCGATTACTATTGAAATTAGCTCTTTCAAATGAGAAATTGAATGCAATTTCCGTAAACACATCTGCATCACGCGATACTTTTAGATTTTTCGTTGCACCAATGAGTACTTTCATCGCTTGCCGTACTTTAGTTACAAGGCTCATTAATAATCCTCCGCAAAGTTTTGACTATCAACTGAACGGTAATAGATATTCACTAAACCAGAAAGATCATCAACAATGTTATATACTTCATACTCCATACTTTTGATACTTAAAACAGATCCGATAACTATACCTTTAACGTCATCTTTTTTTGCCGTACAAAATGTTTCCGTGCCTTCGATAAAGGAACCACCAGCATTAACAGAAATGGGGACAACCTCTAATATTGCATTAAAAGTTACCCCCATATTACTTTTTACTGGCTCACCGAAAGCATTCAGAAACATATTCGATTGTGAATATGTGAATGCTCTCATAATTATGCACCAATTTTAATTACGCGAAATGCTTCTGGATTAGTAAGTGCGAATGCAATATCAGCCCACACACGTGCGATTACAGATCCACGATTACGGTTAGTGGTATCGTCCATATCGAGTTCAATAGCATCGCCCCACTGACCAATCGCTACTTTAGAGAAATCACCGAGGATAACGAAATCACCCGCACCAGCCAGTACCTTTGAGTCATAAGCAGGTACGCCACATAGATCGCCATCATCAAACAGATATACAGCAGCAGTGTTTGCACCACGTAGAGTACTGCGTAATTTTGCCTTTGTGGATGGGGCCATTACCGCACTAATATTGCTGAACAGAACACCTTCATCACCAAGCTCACCCTGAGCTTCTACGATAGTACCGTAATCATATGCATCAATGGTTTTGACATTGCCTGCTGCTACAGCCGCATCGACAATCGCCTTCATGATGATGGTTTCGAGACGGGTAGCAAAACCAGTTACGATAGCCTGAGAAACGATCTGCTCAATCTGCGGACACGTCTTAACAACACTACGTGATAGTGGTACAGAACCGGTATAGGTTACTGGTTTAAGTACTACAGATTCGAAGTTTGCATCAACTTCTGGAGAAACACCGTTTTCTGCAATCGGACCGAAACTTTGAGTGAAATCACCGGATAGTTTTGGTAGTGCAATTTCAGAGGTAAGCCCGGTATACATCTGTACTGGGAAGTTTTTGAGTACTGACTGAGCACGCAGTACATCAATAAATGATCCATAAAGTACGTCAGTATGGATTACATCTTTTGCAGTTGTAGTAGTGACACCAGCACGAATGAAATCTCCGTTTTTGACCAGTACACCATTTTTACCAAATTCAGCCTCTGCATTCTGGCCGTCGAGCATATTACGCATTAGCGTATTTAGAGAGAAATTATTTTCCATGTTTTCGTCATCCTTGACAGTAATATTTTTGTTCATGATCTGGCGTTTAAACCCATCAATGGATAAACCAGATTTAATTGCCTCATCACGAATTGAATCGGCTATAGTGAACGCTCGTGAAATTGCATTAATCTCATCAATGCGGCGTTCATTTTCATCCTCATCCTGAACTTCCTGTTCTGGTTCGGATTCTGTATTATTTATTGTTTCTTTTTCTTCTGAAGTAATTTCATGCTCTTCAGCTCTTCCTTCATTTGAATCAGTATGTTCATCAATCTCTCCATGAACTTCATCTGATTCGGTACTTAGTACTTCATCAGTTTCAAGAGACCGTCCAATACCTACTTCATTATCTGCTGGTACAGTAACCATGCTGATTTCATACGGTTCCCAGCGAGTAACTAAAAGATCTTCACCCCTGATTTCATAATCAAGAATTGAATACCCTACTGATACTTTTTGTAAGGTACGTTCCTGTACCATTGCAAATTTTTCAGCACCTAAACCTACCGAACTGAACCGTACAAATGCACGAGCCACATGATCATTATCGATGGTCGCACTTTCAACAATCCCAATATGGTCATCCATATTATGATTGAATAGCAGAGCCGCACCGGAGTTTAGACGTTCGAGAGAAACGTTTTCTGTACCATGCAGAAGAATTTCATTAAATTCCTGCCCTGCGATATTACGAGTGACCGGGGTTTCTGAACTGAATGCTAAAAGTACAGTACGATTTTCGTCATCTGAGAGACTATTATCGATCGATAGTGTCATCTCCCGCTTCTGATTCTTTTGAATTTTCATCTTTTGAACTTCCCTGTTCATTATTTGTTTTTATATTTATTTCCATCTCCAGCTCATCAAATACATGCTGTGGTTCCATACCCAAATCTCTAATAATTTGAGAGCGACTTTTAACACCCATATTTAGTAATATTTGCTCGTATTGAGCATCTTTAACAGGATCAAGAGATACTTGTTTAGGCAAATTAAAAGTTACATTTGCAATGTTTTCGAAGTCTAAGAATGAAAGATTGTTAAGCTCTGATACCATTAAGCGTTTAACGAACTCACGGTAAACAGGTTTCAAAATTTTACTGATAAGCAGGTTTGAACGTGTTTTAAAATTCTCTTTTGAAATACGATCAGCCATCTTTGCCGCACTGAATGAAGCGTTTTGAGTATCACCAGTAAGCATGGATTTAGGCACACCTAATCCTGTGCTGATGGTAGTCAGCACCGCATCACTGAACTCAGTGATTTTGTCTGTACCTGCCGTAGGGTTGAGTACCTGAATTTGTTGTCCCGGCTGAAGCTCTTTAATCGTACCCGGCTCGAAGTATTCGATATGCTCACGTTCTACTGGTTCGCTGTCGAGCAACTCATCCTGCATAGTGTCGCTACTGGTAACGAAGCCCATAGAACTACTGGCGATCTTCTTCTGAATTACAGCAGCTTCGTTGTAGGAATTGAAATCCTCAAGCGTTTTGAAGACGCTAATAAAATCGGGAAAACCTCTTTCCTGCCCCACAAACTCCGGGATGAAGTAGTGAAGGATCTCATTTGCGGGTACACGTTCAGTGCTGGAGGCATTGATTGTGTAATTCAGCGGGTTGATATCAGCAATATGGTATGCCAGTACTTTACCGTTACGATCCCTTTCAATCCCATTACTGATGTACGCACCATTTTTAAGTAGTTCGTTTTTGGTGCTGGGGATGCGTGCAGCGTCGATGACACTGATCTGTAGAGTTCGCCCTGGATGCAAACGTAGAAAAAAATCTCCGTCCGTGCATCTTGAACGTTCGGCAAGAGCCTGAAGCATATCAAGTGACAACGTGCCATCGAGAGAGAAACGGGATACATTCGAAGCCCATTCATAGAACAACTTATCAAGACGGTCGGCCAGTACCTGATCAGTGTGATCACCTACAATCGGGGCCGGGCGAATTGTAATCCCGTCCGCACCGGCCACATTGCCTGCTGACATAGATACATAACGGCGTGCATATGGGTTCTGTAGTGTCAGTGAGCGGGATGCATCACGTAACGCGGTGAGGGACTGTCTCAATACTGCATTGATGTTCACATTCTGGACTCCCGTACCATATGTTCCCAGTACTTTGGCTGGTAGTCCGGTCAATGATCGCGTATCAGTTTTAAATTCTGATTTACTGTACGTTCGTTTCGACTGCGAAGTTTTTTGCTTTGGCAGTGGATTTTCTTCCTGCCGTTTATTAAAAGGCCACATTCCTTGTGCTCCTGTTATTATCGGCAATGAATTGTAGATTTAAAAAACCCAACATTGCCCTTCTTTATTTTTCTCTTCAGATCATTGACCTGTTTTGTAATATTATTCTTAAGATTCATTAAAGTAGTTAAGTCTTCGTGAATTAATGTTTTATTATTAATAGTTAGTTGCGAAGCATCATTATTAATACGTGCAGATAGTACCTTATTGATCTCATCAAGCTGTAGTTGCAACTCCGTAAGCCTGTCTGTTTGTGCCATTGGATTAATTACTATAATGCTATCTATGTTAATATTCCCATTTGTATTTAGCACAATAGTGTAGTAACCAGCCTTAAAGTTTGCAGTATCAATTCTGACAGTATTAGCTTCGGTGCTATCATTCTGATACTCATACAATGTTTGGGTACTATTCCCTATTTTGATTGTTGTATTGGCGGGAAGTGGCTCATACATCACCTCACCGATAAAAATTTTATCTTTCATTTAATTACCTCCAAACCATGATTTACCAAGAGTGGTAGATGTTCTGGAGTATTTATTAATTTCTACTTGCGAAGGTGGCGGTACTGGCTGTAGTTCTTCTTTTTTTGTGCTTCTGTAATTGCGTAATGCTTTAAACGGTTGTGCTCCCAATTTACTTAGTGCGAGCTTCATCATGCAAAGGGAGTAAACAAGCGTATCGAGAGCCTCATTACGGCGGCCTGGTATGCACTTCCAGCGAAAACCACTACCAGAGCGTTCTAAATTTTCTGCCGTTAATTGGTCGAAATACTGCTCTGGTAGATCATAAGCGAACCGGATAATTAATGGGGCATCCTGTTTTTCAGAAAGTGCGTTGTTGAGTAGCGATCTGACCCAGCTTTTACCTTCATGCACATTAAGCATGTAGAACTGGCGGCCCTCTGCTGTGCTTCGTTTAAACAGGGGCGATACCGTACTACTACTTCCCTTGATAGCCTCGAATCTCTTATATGCCTGACAGAACGCGTGTACCGTCTGGGTAGCTCTACCGTTACCACTATCAACGGCAACCTTGAGTACCGGGACATTACGCCCCGATACTGTTCTGAACTGCTGATTACAGAATGCAGCGAGTTCGGAGTATGCCTTAGCCCCCTTTACCTCACAGTTAGGTGCATAGAAGTATCGATACCCCAGTACAAAAAGCTCTGTTTCATTGAACCCAAGTACCTGGGCCTCAAGCCTGTCCTGCTGCTGATCGCATCCAACTACCAAACCCAGTACCGAATCAGGTATTTGGGTTAGATCAAATGACTCATCTCTGAGGGCTTCGAGCTGGAGATCATCAATGTCATCCTGAAACTCTGAGTAGTGCAGGCCGAGTACCGTGTTATAGAAGCTCTGGTAGGAGTACTCATACCAGGCCATTTCGAACTCTTTAGCGATGGCCTGGATTGTACTGTTTGGTGAATAAAGCCGGTTGATAAAAAACCCGGCGGTATCTGTCACCTGGGGATTGGTAGTTATCCATCGCCCACCAGCTACCATCCTGATACGTTGCGATTCAGTAATCTCCGTGTCGCATTCAGGACAGAACAGTTTCGCAGTACGTGAATCTGGCAGATCACGTCGCCCTACTTTACGCCATTCGAATTTTACGTTTTCCCATTTAAGGGTGTGCTCATGTTTACAATGGGGACAACATACGAAGTACTCGCGTTGATCGCTGTTCTGGTACTCTACGTCGATTGCATCCCCGGCAAAGGTAGGAGTACTACTAATAAGAATCTTTGCCTCCTGTCCAAAATCCGTTGCACGTTGTTCTGCAAGGCGGACTGGATTTCCTTCATCCGAGTTTTGATCTATGGCTGAGATTTCGTCGAGTACGATTCTTTTTAATGTTTTTCCGCGTAATGCTTTAGCACTGCCAAGCGTCATGAAGTAAAGAAAATTACCGTCCCGTAATTCTATTTGGTTTTGGTTATTAGCTTTAGTTTTATCATTTTTATCAGTAACAAGATCTTTCAGAACAGGTACAGCATCAATAGTTTTATCAATTTTGCCAGACTTCCATTGCTTCAACTCTGCTAATGAAGATTGTGCAATGCCAATATTACTTGAATCTGTAGCCATCCAATAAAAGAGTGCTGAGTTTAATATTGTGGTTTTAGCAATTTGAGCACTTGTTTTATATACCACCTTTCGGAAACGATCATCTTCAATAACATCCAACATTTCATGCTGGAAAGAATAGAGTTTGATCTTTTGTCCTGCTGCACTACCATCGGGAAGTATCAAATGTTTCTCAGCCCATTCTGATGGTTTATACTTAACTGGCGGAAGTAAATTTCGTACTGTCTGTTTCAGTATCTTTGATATGTTCATCCTTGAACGATCCTTCTAATGTCATCTGCCCTATTTCATTAAGTACTTCATCAATCCGTTGAAGCAGTACTCGCTTAACATTTAGGGCATTCTCTTGCTCGTGTAACTCATGATGTACTCTGTTTGGTAAAGTACGAATATAGTCACGTAGGGTTTTGAAGTACTTTGAAAGCTCCTGCTCTACCTGTTCGGCATCAAGCAAGTTACCAATACTTTTTTGAACCTCTGCTTCAGATAAATCAGCTTCAGCCTGTAACTTACGTAACCGTTCACGTTGAATCTGTTCATTGAGATCAGTTTCACGAAGGGGTTTAAGAACATGTTCAATAATCCATTCCCTCGCCTCTTCTTCTTGTTGGGGCATCCCCTTCGCTTTCCACTGACGAACGGTGCTTTCATCGTAACCGTACTGTTTCGCAATTGAGCGTAAACTAATCATATTTGTAATCCTCGTTTATCATTAAAGTATTTATTGTTTTTGCCGATAATACGATCACATAATTTTGTAAGTGGCAGGATGGCAGCATGACTTATAAAGCTGATGCAATAACTGTTCGTAGCATCATGGATCAATTTATAAAAAATGATGTGATTAAAGAGAAGTTACGTTATATATGCACTAAAGAAAGAAATGACTGGGAGAAATGGTTACAGTTAGAGCTTGAGTTCTTTATGTCTAATCTTCCAGGGATTATCGTTGATAGAGAAATTCATGCTTTCCCTGATAACAGAAAGCTGAAGGATCAGTATAACATGTTTATTGATTTAGCATTTCGTAAGGAAAAGACTCGCCAAAACTCGTATATTTTCTTAGAGCTTAAATGCACCAATAACGTACAGCCATTAATAAATGGCTTCATTAGAGACGCTAATAAGGTCTATGCTATAAAAAAATGTATGTATGACACTCGATCCTTTTGGTGTGTAGGTTTTCATAAAAATTGCACTGATAGAAGCATAAAAAAAATGAATGACTTTGTAAGTAGACATGAGTATGGATATCATGAAGTCATAAAGCTTTGCGATTGCCCAGAAGATTATGACTGCGAATGTGAAGATAATAAGATTGGATTTGCCGTAATCTAAAAAATGCGGTGCGGGCATATTAAAAACTCGCATTCATGCGAAAAATAACGGGCTGACGAAAACCCCCGTTCTGTGACTGCTCCAGGAGGAACCATAGCAATCGGCCCCTATCGAACTATAAGAGGATGTGTAGTAACACATGAGCAAGGGTAATGATATTTTTCAGAATGGATTGTAGAGCTTGCTGGAAGGGATTAAGTACCTTCATGGAGAAGGTACTTAAGTGTAATTACACACTTTTATCTGAACGCTTTTCAACTTCGAGCAGGGTTGCAGTATCGCCATCTTTGTTCCAGATGCTTTTACTTAAACCCCAATAGTAATAACATATCTTTTTGTCACCTTGTTTTTTTACCTTATTATTACCATCACCCGTAAACAAATAAATCATATCTCCGTCCTCTAAACGCTCATACGGTGAAGCGTCATCGAAATAGAAAACATGCCTTAATTTATTTGATAATGTGCCATCTTTATAAGTGTTGTCCAGAACTGCATGATACCAAGTAAAAACATCATCACCTTTAACTCTAAGTATAAGCATTTCATTATTAATATCACCTGCACTCTCAACCCCGTAAATCTCCAGTGCCATTACCTGTATCTCCTAATGTTAGATAGCCGATCCCCACGTATGCTACAACCAGTGCTGGGGTTGTCCTCATAGCGGTACTGTACTCTACAATCGCTTTGGAACTGTGGCCGGTAGTACTCAATACCGCTGCCCGTAGTGTACTCATGGAACACTACTATTCGTCTACCCTGGAAATCTGCAACTAACGCCTTATCCATGAAACTGTGATGAGTGTTACATCCAGTAAGTACCATTACCATCATGAGCCATACCTTCATATGTATGTTCCCTTACATCAGGGTATGAACCTTCGTGAATGGCACGGTACGGTACTGACCCTGAACTCCCCAGATACCTGCTTCCCGTAACATTGGTACATGTCTCCTGTCCTCAAACGAGGGCACAATGATCCGATCACAATACTCTCGCAGGTTTTTAATGAGGATGGGGAATGTAGGCTTGAGTACCTCATTATTGAAGAAATCGTTATCCAGCTTCACAACATCATAGTTATGAGTAACGAGGCCAGATACATCACTATCCCCCTTCCCAAGATCAGACAGCCACATAGCATTACGTATGCCCCTTAACTCATCCCGTACCGTACTGATACTCTCTGAGAGTTCGATTCTTACGAATGGTAGTGAACTTAGTGCATAACGCAGTGCATTATCATGGCTCAGTAGCACGGCAGATTCTTCATCACATACGGGTAACGATACTGTTACGCCACGTTTGAGTATCCAGGCTGCTTGTTTAGTAATTGTCGATAGTTGCTCATATAGGTAGTTACGTTTCTCATCCGTACTCCAGGTTCTGATCACCAACTCTGGATGTTGTACATGTACCCCATCATTGAGTAACACCGTCTGTACTGATACTCCCAGAAGTTGTCCTGCTACGGAGGTAATCGGTTCTGCGACAAACTGGTATGGCTGCTGTGTAGTTTTCATTTTTCATCCATTGATATGTGCAATAGCGAGATTGTACGAATGGCTGTGCCAGGTTGTGTCAATCATATAAGTTGTTGATATTGATCATTTTTTTAAAGGTAAAAGTCAACAACCCTCCCCCTACCAGATCCTGGGAGTGAGCATTTTTTAAATCATTGGGGTGACAGGTTGTGTCAATCGATTGTCGTTTTTGGAGGAAGGAAAAAACATGTTCAATAATGCAGCAAAGCAAGTAGATGGGACTTTACAAACACTTATGATTGTTAGAGCATAAGAAATAATCTAACAAAAACCGATTAGTACAATTAGCGTTCGATAATCCAATTATTTTAAATGGAGTTTTACATATGGCATACCGTGACGATTCAGATCTTGAATTTTTGTCAAAATGTTCTGATAAAGATCTTAGTGGCTTAGTTGAATGTTTAATTTATGATAAAGATGGTGAAACCCGCTGGACTGAGGAACTTTCTGCAAATGAGATGTATAAAAAATACAAACCTCAACATAGCAAGTATTGGCAAGAAATTGCAGCAGAGATCCAGTGCTTTGGTGGGAACACGTTCGCGACTATGTTACGTGGTGGTAAAGGCGTAAAGTATAAAGAAGTACTAATCGACGTTTGTGATAAAATGAAAGTAAATTACAATAAAGATAGCTCTGTTGAGGTTATTGAGCAGAGTTTATTACTTAAAGTTCTTCGTGATGCTTTAGAGAAAATGACTCCAGAACAATTGAAAAGTTTCGCGAGTGAAGTTGGCGTCAAAAACACCAGTGGTATCACGAGTGAAACTTTAGTTACTGCATTTCAAGTAATTTTCAGAAGCGGTGGCTTTAAATCTTATCAATTGACGTTAATTCTTGCTAACACTATCTTAAAAGCATTGATTGGTCGTGGTTTATCTTTTGGTGGTAATATTCTCCTTACAAGAACTATGGCCGTACTTACTGGCCCTATTGGTTGGGCGATTACTGCTATATGGACGATGATTGATGTAGGTGGAGCTGCATATCGGGTTACTATCCCAGCAGTAATTCAGGTAGCTGCACTCCGCAGCAAAATTTCAAATAATATTGCCGATGAAATAGAATTTAACTAAAACATTTATTGTACGTGTTAAGTTGAATTTGAAGTTTGAACTAAATTATTTTGAAAGCATCTGTAGAAGCATCATTTATCTATTGATGTACTAACTGAAAAACTGTACTACACCCTACCTACCAAACAAACCAGCCCATTAAGGTAGGGGTAGTACGATCACATTTTAAGCGTTTATCATTGTTTTGAATAGCGAAAAATTAATTCCTGTTGTAACCAAAGGTTCTTGAGCATAAAACCTCTTTCCAGAACTGCTCTCTCCCTCTGATAATGTCATCGTCGATCTTCATAGAGTAGAACTCTAAAAGAGAGAACTGAAAGTTTTTACGAGCATATTCAAGGCCAGTTAATTTGATTAATTCTGATAATCCCTCATTCCATCCATGCCCTGTATGTACATATGTTGACCAACGAGACCAGACACCAGTATCGCCGTATGCAGAACCTACATAATGTTTACCATTGGATTTATCAGTAATTAAATAGACACCTTTAACATTTGTTAAAGCCATCCTCCAATCAATTCTCTGCCCTTTGATGATATGTTCAATTTGCTCAAAACTATGATTTATATTATCAAATCCACAAAAGGTCTCACCAGAATATTCTCTTTCAAATAGTTCTGAAACAACCATATCTGAATAGTGATTTTCAAGATAGAAAGCCCTACCTCTCGCCCCAGGTCCTGGGTACTTGATTAGTAACCTACCAATATATTCTTTATGAATATCTAAAAGTTTAACCTTGTAACCGTTTGGATTTCTTTCTAATACCTCGAATACCCCACCGAATAACCATCTATTGCGTTGGTGATAGAATCTTATCAAACTAAAAATGTATTTTCTGCTAAAATCATCCCTGTTTCCCCTCCAACGATTCCAACCTTCCCATCCATCTTTATCGTTTACAAAAACGTCTAATGGTTGTTCTTCGCCATTATCCACCGCAAAATGAACTTTAAACTGTCTTGGGTTATCGATGTGTAGTATAGAATCAAGCTTGATCATGCTGGTCCTGTTTATCATTTTCTTGTACTTGAAAGTAATGTACTCTGAGATTGAGGCTTCTTCAACATTTGATCGCAAAAGCATAGTATTGTATAAAATCGTACTCTATAACTACCCTCTCAACATAGCGAGAATCAAGAAAGTGGAATTGAAACGCTGGAACCTTGGCTTGTTAGCATTAGTTGCATTGCTATTGATACTGGCAATAATCGCAACTGTTAATATTATCATTAATCAATATAGTACCGAGAAAATGGTTTTCGGAAGCTGGAGTGACTGGTTCAACACTGCTGGAACATTAGGTACATTCGCAATCGCAGCTATGGCATATCGTAAAGCACCAGACTGGATTAAACAGCGTAAACATGAAAATGCCCTTGATATGGCACAAAAATTTATGGTAGATGATGTCTCAGAAATAATTAGATTAATGAACATGGCTTTATTTAAAGTTTCAGACTTAGAATGGAAATTCGGTATTCTCAGTACTGATGCAAAAGATTTCGTGACCATTACGGAATGCGAAGAAAATTTCAATTTATTTAAAAACCCTTTAGTCACTCCTATTACAATTGATATTGATCTTAGCAAATTGAAAAAATTAGGCTGGCATATTGATGAAAATGCCAAATTTGATTTAGATACAATGAGTCAAAAATACTATAGAACTCAACGACATTACTGTGCATTATGGAGTGATTTACAAAAATATGTCAAACTCGAAACAAACTATACCTCGCAAGAAATTCAGGATGTATGTAATAAAAGAATTGATATTATCAAGAAAATGAATAAAAGCTTCAACATAAGAAAGGAATCATTTGAAAATAAATATGATACTTTTGACATGTACTTTACAATAAAGACTAAATGAGGCGTAAAATGGCTTGGTATGATATTACAGGAACAATAGCCGACTGGGTTATGGCAAGTGCTGCTGTTTATGCTGCATATAAAGCAAAGAACTTCTTTGATGATAAAGTCCATTCAGATGCCTACGAGTTGATAAAAAAAGTTATTGTTTTCCAAGTTGATGATTTGATTAAAAGCATAAATGAGCAGTACTCAGATGCTTTTCAAACGACAATGAAGTTTAATGCCAATGCTGTGAATCAAGAAAAACTTACAACAGAACATGTTGACAATTCTCTTGAACTTTATAGCAATACTATAAATGTTATCAACTCTATAGAATCTAACACCAAAGTATTAATCAAGCTAAAATTCACGCTAAACGATGATGCAAAAATAATTTTTGATGAATTTATCATTTCCGTCAGAGAATTTCAGAAAATACATTTAGAATTCTTAACAAATACACTTTCACTTTTGAATAATAAACAAGAAGATAAAATTTCCGAACTCAACGAATTGATAAAAGAAGTGGAATCATCGAATCTAAATGCTATAAACAAATACATTCAGTTCTATAATTATAAAGAAGGGTTCATAGAATACTTTATAAAGATATGATTATTATTTTATGAAACATAGGACTAAGTAAGCCTACCAAAAGTAATAGGAGAGTGCATGATGTAGTAGTTTAGGCTAAATCAGCTTAGATGTTAGAGTAATGCATACGGCATATTTCTCTGAAAATCAATTCAACTATAAAGTACATTAATTTTTTACTTCAAATTAACCAATTCCACTTTACGGAAAGAGGATATTTTATGCAGCCCCCACTTCCCCCTAACCTACCTCATAACTTACCACTCGAGCTTCAAGTTCATTTCGGCACTAATAAAAAATACTTTGAAAAACTGTTGTCAAAAGATTTTTCATTATCAACTACGCCAGTGACTGATACTGATATTGCCAAAATTCAAAAATCTTACGAAGCATCACATAGGATCAGGGATTTTGAGATTGGATTATATTGGCAGCGTTTAAATTATCTTTGGGCTGTTACTGCTGTTATTTTTGCAGGATGGGGTTTTTTACTTTCGAAAATTTTAGAAGATATTAACAAAGCGAATGAGTTTTTATATTTTTCCGCTTCACTGATATCAATCCTTGGATCAATTTTAACGATGTTTGGTATCTTCATAGTAAAAGCTGGAAGACACTGGCAAACGGTTTGGGAATATCATATTACTACGCTTGAGCCTTTTGTAAGTGGAAGCTTGTATGCGATGGAGTTCAAGCCCAATGGCAATTCCAAGAAACCATCCATTAGCAATACCCTTGCATTATTTAATACATTTGTTCTATTATTCTGGTTTGTTTCTGCAATTGTGTTTGCCATTATTCCAGTCAGGGATAGTGATGACATAGTTCAGTGGGTCCACATAATTTTATATACGGTTGTGGTAGGTGCATTTTGGATAATTAACAGGGCCGTTACTAAAAAAGATACGTATAAAATAGAACTTGATAATTGAAAATCCAAGGAGCATTTTAAAGTGCTCCTTAATTTTTTTAAACAGGTCTAATAAAGAAGAAGTCTCCACCATCTTTATGTACTAAAGAGTAATGCACTCCCTTGATCTCATAAGTATCATCAGGGTATTTGCCTGCCATCAGGTTAGTAATGATATCTACGAATGGTACGCCTTTTGCAGCTTTCTCATCCATTGCGGACATAAAAGCGGGAAGTAACAGATAGAGAGTTTTCAAAGAAGTTTCCGTAGTACCATCATTTATTGAGGTAATGATAGCACCTCTCATTTTATGATCGCCATTGTTCGCCATGACTGATAATTTTATGTTCTTATCAAAAAGATATTCACCGAATGATGAATACTCAAGTTCATTCATGTGTACATCAATTTTAATCGGCTTTTCCATCCGACTGAGAACTTTATTCATTCTCTTAATATAGGTTTCTGAAGTAATATCAAACGTTTTAGCATCTTTAGCGTCTGCATCTAAAGAATTTCCACTGACGTTAGTTGATACCTCCTGTGTTGTAACATCATTTTTGGTTTCTTCGCCTATGTAAATCGTCACGAGAGCTATCACAAAAGCTACAATCCCTATACCGAATCCACCAACTACACCAGTAGCACGTGATAGTACTTTCCCTTTGCTCTTGTTGGTCATACTATCTGTGATCATCCAACCACCGATGATCCAAGCTGCGATACCTATTGCTGGAACAGCGAGAACTGATGCGGTACTGCTCATTTTAAGATTTCCCTCATTATTAAAAATGAGAAGTATGCTCCTATTTTAATAAGTTACGCAAGATGCACGTGCCATTTATTTGTCTAATCGCACCATAATTGAATAGAGAAGCAGCTATTAGGTTATCGCTTCGCTCCCATATGTACTGAACAAACCAGAATAAGAAATGGTTTATGTACCGAATCAATTAAATCAAAACCAATCGAATTACATTGCTGTAGGTATCAGCAGTATCAAGTACATTTAGAGAGATGTTAGTACATACTCAAGCCGATATCTATTAGATGTAATTCAAGCCGAACGCGTTAGCGTTTGTGCTTCTTTTAAATTGATCTTCATAATATAAGTACCTATCGAGCAAAGCGAGAAATAACGCCTTGCGTCTTTTCGAGCACAGCGAGAAAAACGCAACGTTAAGATCTAATATTTGGTTTTTTAAGAGACTGACGAGCAAAGCGAAGTTAGGCTCTTCAAGACTGAATAACAGTAATAGATTAGGAGATCAAATTAATATTAATATAAGGGGTACTAATTCGGGATAGTACAGAAAACAAGGAAGAAATAGGCAAAAGACACGGCAAAAAGCCAATATTTGATGTTTTTCCATACTACTTTAACCCGATTTAACCTGATTTATCCCGAATTAGTACGATGAACCCTGAATTAATTCCCCACTATCGTATTAATTTAGGATGGATAAATTTTTTGATGAAGTCAGAGAGTTCTTTCTTAGTAGGATTACTCTCAATGAGGCGAGTAAGATTAAATAACTCTTCACCAGTAAGATACTCGCCACCTCTCGGATCATCAGTTCTGATAGGTGTACCATTTTCATACATCGCCCATAGCTCTTTTGATACACCTGTTAGTACTAACTTGTAATCGTTCACTCTCGATTTACAATAATCCTCACCTTCAAATAGTTCACTACTATCAAGTTGTGCTTTAGTCTTTTCTAAACTAATATCACCCATCATAGTTAGTAAAGAAAGTATGTTCTTTTTAATCATACCCTTCTTAGAACCTTTAGATTGCGTCAAAGTATCAATATGTTTTTTGATGACGTTCTGTCCAGCACTGGTTAATTGATTAAGATTTTTAACTCCTGCTAAGTGGCTACGCAGATCGTTATTTTGATGTATTACTTCTTTTCTCCCACGCTTCTTTAGTTCATGTGCTTCTTTCTTTTTCGTCATGATAATAAATACCTTGTAAAATTTTCTAATTAACATTAGACCTGTAATGACTCCAATCATTACAGGCTTTTTTTTCTAAGCTTGCCTTCATTGCCAGTGAGTATAAATAGTAGATGCCAGTACATTGCGGCACTGGCATTTTTCTTTTAAAACTTACAGGTTACTCTATTATTTTTGATATCGTCATTTATTAAATCACTTCTCATAACAAGAGCGTCATATACCCTTGAATCATACTTTATTGCCTCTGATTTATACCGTTTCGCCACGTTGTTTAGAACAACAACTTTCTGCTGTCGCCAAGCATTATGAGCCTCATATGCAGTATCGAACGTACCTAAATGAGTTAGTTTATTATCAATACTGATTAGAGACCTATAACGTTTACCACTATTGAATGCTCCCAATAGGCCAACTGCTTTTTTATTGACTACTGCGATATTTACATATGACGGTACGAATACTGCATATTCAGGACAATATATACGGTTCCCCATAAGAATTAAATCCTTATCTAACTGGAATCCATACTGATAATACTCATTAAAATAATCATTAAAATTGCTCAGTTTTTTCCATTCGTCTGATACAGATGTACCTACATATGTTGGCCGTCGCTTCAAAAGTTTCGTTGAATAACAACGGTTATGCATATCATTCCAAAATTGGTATGCAGGTAGTTTACAACCACCCGGTAAATCATTAACTGCATTAGCTGTTTTTAGTATTTTACTCATTATAAATTCCTTTTAATTTTATGGCTTCCATTGCCATTTAACATCACATCTTCTTTGATTACTGACTACTAACTACTACTTCTTCTTCAGTACCATTTCCTTACTGATTAAGTACTGAATAATACTACTACGTGTTTTCCCAATTCCCATACTCACCAATTCATCCAGAAACTCGGCTTGGACATCAGTAATTCGCAAATTGAGTTGCACTGATTTATTTTCCGTTTTTTTCATTTTCTATCCTTGTTTGTAACTCATTTCCCATTAAAATCCAGCCGAAAAATAATCCCGTTTTAGGGACTATTTTTCACAAGGAGATATAATGTTTAGTGCAATTGTATTTATCACATTAGGCCTTGCACCCCATAATTATAGTATAGGACACGATGCCTTTTTGTTTCAGATTTATTTATTCTCTGTTTTATCTATCAAATCAGTTCTGAATATAGTCACAAACAGAAGGAAAATAAAAACAAATGGCAACAATACCAAAAACAAACACACTCGAAATATTTCAACTAAAGATAACATATACATACCTCCATTCCATTGTATGTAG